GGCATCATTAGCAGAAATCCGCGCTCGACTAGCTGAGCAAGCACAAAAATCCAGTGGTACACGACAAGGTGGTGGAGACAATTCCATTTACGCACACTGGAACATCCCAGAAGGCACTTCGGCCTCACTTCGATTCCTCCCAGACGCAGACGAAACAAATACATTCTTTTGGCGTGAACGTCAGATGATCAAGATCCCATTCGCTGGTGTCGCTGGTCAAGACGAAAACAAAAAAGTATTTGTACAAGTACCTTGCGTTGAAATGTGGGGCGAAACATGTCCAGTACATGCCACTATTCGCCCATGGTTCAAAGATCCTAACATGGAAGCACTTGGCCGCACATACTGGAAGAAGCGTTCTTACGTTTTCCAAGGCTTCGTTGTTAACAGCCCGATGGAAGAAGATAGCGTTCCAGAAAATCCAATCCGTCGCTTTGTGATCTCCCCACAAATTTTTACGCTTATCAAGCAAGCGTTGATGGATCCGGATATGGAAAATATTCCAACTGACTACCAAGCAGGTACAGACTTCCGCTTAAACAAGACACAAAAAGGTGGTTATGCTGACTACTCTACTTCTGGTTGGGCTCGTAAAGAGCGTGGCTTGAACGAAGAAGAACTACAAGCAATTGCCACACACGGCTTGTTCAACTTAAACGACTTCATGCCAAAGCGTCCAGGCATTGACGAACAAAGAGCAATCTTTGAAATGTTTGAAGCTTCTGTTGAAGGCAAGTTGTACGATCCAGATCAGTGGGGCAAGTTCTATCGTCCAAGTGGCGTTCAGATTGCTAACGCACCAGCCGGTGAAGCAGACGAGGATACTCCAGCACCTAAGGCAGCTCCTGCGGCTCGCCCTGCGCCAGTTGCTACCCCAGCACCAGCGCCAGTTGCACAAGCATCCGCACCAGCCGCAACAGGTGATGCAAAGCCAAGCGTTGACGACATCCTTAAGATGATTCGTAGCCGTCAATCATAATTGACACACGGGAGAGCATGACGCTCTCCCATTTCATCTTAAAGGAATATCATGACAACATTATCTGCAAAATTAAAAAAAGTAAGCGATAGCTTTTCTATTAACCGTTATGACAACGGTTGGATGGTTGAAGTTGGCGGACGAGACAAAAAAGAAGAATGGAAAACTGCAAAAATTATGTGCAGTACCGAAGAAGAACTTGTTGCTATTATTAAAGAATACAACGGAATGGAGATCGACTAATGGCAAAAGCATTTGACGTATCAAAGTTTCGTAAAAGTATTACGAAATCAATTGAAGGCCTATCAGTAGGCTTTAACGACCCAACTGATTGGGTCTCGACAAACAACTTTGCACTGAACTACTTGATCAGCGGAGACTTTAACCGTGGCATTCCGCTTGGTAAAGTTACAGTATTTGCTGGCGAATCTGGCGCTGGTAAAAGTTTTATTTGCTCTGGCAACCTAGTTGCTAACGCACAAAAGCAAGGCATCTTTCCTATCCTAATCGATACAGAAAACGCTTTAGATGAAAAGTGGTTGCATGCACTTGGTGTGGATACATCAGAAGAAAAGTTGTTAAAACTTAACATGGCAATGATCGATGATGTAGCAAAGATGATTAGCGAGTTTGTTGCTCAATACAAAACACTACCCGAGGATGACCGTCCTAAGGTTCTATTTGTACTTGACTCGTTAGGTATGTTGCTAACACCAACTGACGTTAACCAGTTTAACGCAGGTGACATGAAAGGTGACATGGGTCGTAAGCCTAAAGCACTTACCGCCCTGGTCCGTAACTGTGTAAACATGTTTGGTGATTTGAACTTAGGTTTGGTTGCAACTAACCACACTTATGCTTCACAGGATATGTTTGACCCAGATGACAAAATCTCCGGCGGACAAGGCTTTATATATGCATCTTCTATTGTAGTTGCTATGCGTAAGTTGAAGTTAAAGGAAGACGAAGACGGCAACAAAGTTTCAGAAGTTAAAGGTATTCGTGCCGCATGTAAAATCATGAAAACACGTTATGCTAAACCTTTTGAATCAGTGCAAGTTAAGATTCCTTACGAAACAGGTATGAATCCATACAGCGGTTTAACTGACTTGATTGAAGCCAAAGGTATGTTGAAGAAGGAAGGTAACAGCCTTGTTTACACCACAACTGATGGCGAAATTATTAAGAAGTTTCGCAAAGGTTGGGAACGTAATGATGACGGATGTTTGGATACAGTAATGGCAAATATTACTGCTAACCCACACATGCTTGACAAGAGTGCTCCGCAAGAAGCACCTGAAGACGCAGTCGAGGAATAAATGGAACTCGACCATGAAAAATGGTTGAGACAGCAGGGTGTAAAGATCACGGGTCGGCACACCCTGCGCCTCGCTCATCCGCCTAAGTATATGAATTGGGGAAACGATCGCGATGACGGTCGAATTGACTGGTCAGAGCAATACACCACAACAACTGAACAAGTTTATCAGGTCGAGCTTGACGAACGTACAATTGAAAGATTGGAACGCATGGAAGCTGACATACACCATGCAATTGATTACGCTAATCGCAAATATACATCACGCGGCCCAGTTGGATACCAAGGCGGTCCAAGCGATGTAACACAATTCTTTATTGAAAACAAAGAACGACATCTCGACTTACTAAAAGAAAACTCAATGTATCGAGATGCGTGGAAAGAGTTTCAATCCATTCGTGCCTTACTTGGCGAAACTCCCCATTGGCCTTGACAATAAATTCTGTTACAATAGTCTTATGCAACTCAAACTCTTAATCGAACAACTGCAAACGCTGTATGAAAAAGAAATGATCCATGCTGATGTCATGGGAGAACCAGAAATTATGATTGACTGTTTTAAACGTACATCGCCGGGAGAGTTTGTATATGCAGGGTTCAGTGACAAGGTAGAAGTACAACGAAGTGCAGACGGTGTGTACCCTATTTTAAATGCGTTTTGGGATGATGAACGATGATTAAAAAATTGATGCAACGGTTAGGTAGACACCGTGTTATTATGGATCGGCAGTCCAACGAACCTTACTTAGAAAGGTATTATGTTTTTCTTAAAGACCGAAAGCGATTTCCATTTAATGTATTCATACATAAGTTTCTTAAATCAGATCCCGATGATGTGCATGATCACCCATGGCCTTACGCTACTTTAATCCTTAAAGGAGGATATTATGAATGGATTCCAGAGTTTGACTCAACAGGTAAAAAAATTGGAGAAATACGCCATTGGCGTGGACCCGGCCATTTTAGGGTATGTGGCGCTAATAGCTACCATCGGATTGAGTTGGATCCTAATGTAACAGCATGGACCTTGTTCATGCCTGGCCCACAACGTCGAGAATGGGGATTCCTTGTCAACGACAAGTGGATTGAAAGCGAGCAGTATTTGTCTAAAATGGCAAGGCATAAAGTTTAATTTGGCTAAGTATCGCAGTTATCAAAATGATAACATTACGGAGAAAAAATGAAAATGACAGAAAATGGTGAAATGTTAGCACAGATGTGGCTTGCAGTTAAACCTTACATTGATAAGAAAGAACGTGCCGACGCTACTATTGCATTTTTAAGAGCAGCCGAAGACTTTGTTGATCTGGAAGGTGCCAGGGAAGAAGCGTCTTCTGCAGATAGTTCTTTAAGCGCAGCCTTTGCAGAACTATTAGGCGAGACCGAAGAAGAACAAGACGACGAATACGACGAGGATTATTAATGAGTACATGGTATAGGAAGGTAGTTGCTGACCTTAGTTGCCTTCCTGATTGTATTGAATGGTTCGAAGGTGAACTGATTCAAGGCCGCATGGAACTAAAACTAGTTGGTAGTCTAGAAAAGGCTAGTCGTGAAATGCCAGGTATCGTTGAATATCGATTCAATCAGCTACAAGAAATTGAAGCTATACTTGAACAACTTAATATCCAACTTCGTAAAATTCGCTCTGCAAAGTTTCGCCAGTTTACAGAACATTACAATCGCACATTAACCAGTCGCGACGCAGAAAAGTATGTAGATGGCGAACCTGAAGTATGTGATATGGATG